TCATGGGCGCTGATGGCGTCCTGACCCCCTCCACGGCCACCATCGACCCGGTGACGAGCTTCCAAGCCTCGGCCCGGTGCCGCCCAGTCTCGGCGGGCCGCTTCATCTACTTCACGTTCGACCGCGACGGTGCCTCTGGTGTCCGTGAGTTCTACGTGGACGGGGCTGCCCAGACCGAGGATGCGACCGAGATCACCGCCCACTGCCCCACCTACCTCCCGACCGGCATCACTCGGATGACCGGGAGTACCCTTGAGAACGTCATCTTGGCGATCTCCGAGGACCAGCCGAACAAGGTGTTCGTCTATGAGTACTTCTGGGCAGGCGAGGAGAAGCTGCAGTCAGCATGGGGGACGTGGGAGTTCGAGGCGGGGTCCAAGGTCCTGTCCTGCGACTTCTTCGACAACGTCGCCTACCTCGTGATCGAGAGGGCTGACGGCTACCATCTCGAACGCATCCGGTTCCGCCCGGGCCTGAAGGACAACGGCCTTGGGTACTTCACCCTGCTGGACAGGCGGCTGGTGTCGGGGGAGTTCACCCTGACTTACGACGCCCCCTTCGACCGAACCATCATCACGCTGCCCTATGACGCCTCGGCGACGATGCAGGTGGTGACCGGGTTCTCCGAGGGGAACCTCCATGCCCCGGGCGTCCAGCTCGCTGTCTCCTCAGTGGCTCCGCAGCAGATCGCGGTGCCGGGGGACAAGACCAGCTGGAACCTCATCGTGGGCGTCCCATACGAGCAACGCTTCGGCCTGACGCGCCCCTACTATTCCTCCCCGGCATCCGGCGGCGGGACGGTGGCTGACACCGAGGCCACCCTGAAGGTCAGGGACTTCTCGCTCGACTTCTCTGCGGCTGGCTACTTCAAGGCCATCTTCGCGCCCAAGTACCGGGCTCCCGTCGAGAAGGAGTTCGCAGGCCGCGTCCTCGGTGCCACCGCCCTCTCGATCCCAGACTTGGACGAGGGGACATTCCGCATCAAGACGCCGACCCGGAACACCTACTGGGCGCTCACCATCGTCAACGACAGCCCCTTCCCATCGAGCTTCCTTGCGGCCTCGTGGAGGGGCCTCATCGAAAGCAAGAGCCAACGTGTCTAACATCACATTTCACCCCGCCGTCCGAGAGGACATCGAGTACATCTCCGCCAACCTCCGCGAGGCGGACTTTGAGGAGTTCGTCATGGCGACTGGCCGTCACCCGCACGGCCTGCTCGTCAAGCGGGCTCTCGCCTCCGCCGGAACCATGGTCGCCAAGCGCGACGGTCGCCCGGCTGCGGTGTTCGGTTGCGTCCCCCAAGGGGACACCGGAGCGCCGTGGCTGATGGGCACCCCCGACATCGAGGGCTTCGATGCCGCCCGCAAGCTCATCGAGACTGGGCGCTCGCTGCTCGACAGCTGGGCTCAGCTCTACCCGGGCGGGCTCAAGCACCGGGCATATGCGGGCAATCCCGTCCACATCCGCTACCTCGTCGCCCTCGGCTGCCAGCTGAGCGATCCGAAACCATACGGCCCCCTTTCGGGCCTGTTCAGGGAGTTCTCCCATGTGTGAACCGACCACCATTGCGCTGGCCGCCACCGCGATGTCGGCAACCCAAGCCATCGTCGGGTACATGGGGCAAGCCCAGCAGGCCTCTCAGATGAATGCCGCATACTCGCGGAACGCTGACGCCGCGATCACCGCCTACCAGAGCGACATCGAGGCCACGAACCTCGACACCATGGCGGGCCAAGAGGGTGACACCCAACGCCGACTTCAGGCCTCCTCAGAGGCTCTGGCGGCCCGTGGTGCCTCAAGGGCTACCGCAGGTGAGCGTGGCGTCGGGGGCCTCTCCGTGGCCGCCCTGCAGCGTGACCTCGGGTTCCAAGAGGGCCAGCAGATCGCCGCCATCAACCGCAACGCAACCCTCAACCAGCAGCGTCACCGCCTCACAGCCCGGGGCTCCCAAGACGCTGCCCAGTCCCGCATCAACTCCGCACCTCGCTCCCGAGGTCCGAGCCTTCTGGCACTCGGTGCCGACCTCGGTGGGGCTGCTCTGAACGGATACACCATGCGCTCGAACCTTCGGGCGAACGCAGCGGCAGGAACAGGAACCCAGTAGATGCCAAATCAGAGACTTCGTGCCCCGGAGGCCATCCAGCGTGGTGGCTTCCAAGGTGGCACCTTCGTACAGCCTGAGCAGTCACCGCTGGGCAGTGGCCTGACGGAGCTTGCGAGCGCCCTCGGGCGAATGAACCCGGCCCTCGACAACGCCATGGTGACCCGCGAGACCAACCGCGTGGATGCACTGCGCCGGTCGGCGGAGGACGAAGCTGCCGACATCCAATCGACCTTCCAAGGATACACTGCCGAGCAGATGGGGGCAGCACTGGAGAGTGAGCCACTGGCTCGCCGGTTCCGGGACAACCCCTACATCCTCCCGGCGCTACAGGTCCACCGTGGGCGCGTGGCTGCCGACGAGATGGCGACCGGCATGGCCGAAGCTGGCGTTGACCCCAGCGATGCTGATGCAGTCAACGTGTACCTCCGAGAGAACGCCCCCCAGAACGACGATACCTTCTTCTCCCGTGGCATGAACGAGCAGATGGAGCGTCACCGCGCACAGTGGGTGCAGATGCAGCAGCGGGCGACCCTGCAGGAGGCTGAGGCCGAGCGTAGGACTGCCGCCGGGCGGGAGTTCCAGACCGTCTATGAGGACACTGGAGACATCGGTGCAGCCGTAGATGCCCTGCGGAACTCACAGCTCGGCCTGCGCGGTACTGACGTCAACGACATCCTCGTCGCCAACATGCGGGCAGCCGCCCAGCGTGGTGACAAGGACTTCGTGGAGGCCTTGGCCACCCTCGACCGGGGCGATGCCCCCACCATGGCCGATGACGCCAACCTGATGGACGACGTCGCTGTCCACCGGGAGCAGGCTGACCTGCGCTGGCGGCAGAACAAGAACGACGAATGGGTGCAGACCCGGACGGACCTCTATGACGTGATCGACGTGGGCGTCACCCGCCCGGCGCTGGAGAGCGACCCTCGGTTCGAGAGCCTCCCTGAGGCCATGCAGTCCATGGTCATCGAGCGGTGGCGATCCGACCGTGACAGCCGCCGTGCCGAAGCCCGCCGCAACAGCGTGGGCCACTGGGAGGCTTCCCAGCGAGCCACGGTGACCGAGCAGGCCCTCCAGCTCCTTGTCAGCGGGCGAGGCGAAGAGATCGACGATGTTACCGTGGTGGACGAAGAGGCAGGCTACAGCGTCTTCTTGTCCCGGGGCCAGCAGATCGAGGCCGGTGTCCGAGAGTTCCGCTCCCGGTTCCTCGGAGAGAACCCTCTGGCTGTCCCGCCCGAGGAAGGCGAACGCTACCGTGCGTACACCCAGCGGCTGGCAGACGGCGATCTACACGATCCTATGCTCCAGCGGTATCTGGACGGCCTCGGTGCCATGATGACCACTGAGTCGGTCATGCAGAACGGGGGCGATGTAGCGCAGGGGTACGTGATGTACTCCAACATGGACCCTGTCACGGCCCGCCGGTACGTCACCGACACCCGCAGCCGCGCTGTCTTCGCTCAGATGGATGCCATTGTCCAACGTGACCCGGACATCGACAGAGCAGAGGCGGCGCAGAGGGCGGTGGCCGTGGTGAGCCAAGAGCGCCCACGCGTCTCCCCGAACTCCGACTTGATGGAAGCTACGGTGCGGGGGCTGGAGATCACCGACCCCCTGAACACCCACAGGAACTGGAGGTTCGCCCGGCGGAATGACACCGTGGCGGCTGACGGTCTTGAGGCCCGGGGGTGGATCGCCGAGCGGGCCTTCGAGTACGCCGCCTACATGCCACAGGGCCCCGCCGTCGAGCAGGCCCAAGCGGACTTTGCGGCGGAGCACACCGTCGTCAATGGGCGGCTTGTGCAGCTCCCCAACGGGACGCCGAGTGACCCCACGATTGCCCGGGACACCCCGGAAAGCTGGGCTCATACCGCCACAGACTTCGTGGCCGGGGCAGCCCGTCGAGAGGGCATTGAGAGCCCTGAAGACATCCACCTGACCCACTTCGGCGGGAATAGCTACAGCGTGGCCCTGCCTGACGGGAGGGTCCGTTACTACACAGCCGAGCAAATGCGCCGTGCCGCAGACGAGTACCGCAACGCTGTGGATGCCGAAGAGGCCGCCGCAGAAGCTGCTGCAAACGACGCCGCTGCCCAAGAAGCAATCGACCGTCGCAACCGACCCCGCAACGACGCGGCCACCATCCTACGTGGCCTCGACTAGGAGACCAACATGGAACGTGACCCGTTCAACGACGCCTTCGACCGTGCCGTAAGCTACCAACCCTTCGACCACGAGACCGAGGCTCAACCGACCATCAACGCTGATGGGGTGCTTGAGGCACTCCCGGAAGACGCCACCTCGGTGTCCTCCGCGCCCCTGCCGTGGGCCACAGTGAACTGGGACGGCGCTCACGGCGTCCCTGACGTGGACTTCCCCATCGTGGAGAGCATAGCCGCGCAGGACTGGTTCGGCGGCTCCGAGATGGACGTCTGGCGCACCCGTGCCGAGAGGTACGGAACCCCCTTCTTCGGGGAGCAGCTGGACAACCTCCCGGACTTCCAGCCGACCGCTGAGCAGATCACCGAGACTGCCAACCGCTGGAACCTCGACCGGCGCTACTATGACTACCTCGCGGGTGCTCGCTCAGAGATGGACATGGACGTCCTCGCCGAGGCCTACGCATCCCGCAATGTCCGGGAACAGGCTATCGGGGAGGCTACACCGGGCCTCGTCGGCCTTGTCACCCGCATCGGCGTGAACGCCTTCGACCCCGCGTTCGTCGTCTCTGGCGGCACTGCTGGAACGGTGTTAAAGGTCGGAGCCGGGGCTACACGCACCGCCAACGCCCTACGCGCGGCTGGTGCCGGTCTGGCAGGCGATGCTCCCTTCGAGCTGGCCCGCCAGCACCTCGACCCAGCTGTCACATGGCAGATGACCGCCCTCTCCCTTCTGGCCTCCACAGGCCTCTCAGGGGCCCTCGGCTCCCTAGGGAGGGGCGTGTCGTCTTCCGAGGTGTCGGCCATCGACGACGCAGCTGCAGACAGCATCGACTACTTCGCGTCGTATGGCAGCTCGGTCGGTGCCGCCCAGTCCCGCCCGATCCTCCGGGAGATCGACGACGGGTCTGGTGCCTTCGAGGCCGTAGACGCTCCCGGGCGCTTGGAGATCAAGGTACCCTTCACGGACATCGGGGTCGGCCAGTTCGGTACGCCATTGAACTTCCTCGGAAGGTCGGTGGACAGCATCACTCGCGACTTGGCCGCGCGCTTCAGCTGGAACCCCTACTTACAGGGTGGCCAGCAGTCCACGGCCTTCACGGCCCAGCGCCGTATCTACGAGGCCGGTGGTGCGTTCCTGCGGCAGCACGAAGACGCTGCCAAGGGGTATCTCCGGGACCGCAACCAGCTGGCCCCTACGGGAGGCATCAGCACCACACAGCGGCAGCAGTTCAACACTCTGGTGGCGCAGGTGCTGACTGGGGTTCGGCAATCGGAAGACCCCAACGTCCTGCGGGCGGTGAAGGTCTGGTCGGACTTCCACGAGGACACCTTGGCCTTCGTGAAGAATGAGTTCCACAACGGCCCGGGGGCGACCGGCGGTCAGGGTAGGGGGCTGGAAGAGTTCGCTGACATCGAGCACGACAAGTCCTACCTGATGCGCGCCTTCTCAGATGACGGCTTCCGCCGCGTCCAGAACACCCTCGGTGGCAACGACAAGGTGGCAGTCCAGCTCGCAAGAGTGATCCTCCGGTCGAACCAAGAGTGGCTCGCCGGGCTGGCCGAGAAGTGGAACAAGGGCCGGGCCAACACCCCGGACGCCACAGGCCGCATCGCCGCTCCAATGACAGCCGACTGGATGGCTCAGCGCCTCGCCAAGAAGTACGTGGAAACGGTCGAGCGCCTAACCAACCCTGCCATGCGGGGAGAGCACTCGCCGCACCGGCCTGTCACGAAGGCAGACCGAGACGCGGCCCGGGAGCTTGCCCGACAGTCGTTCAACGACGGTGACGAGTTCGGTGACAATGTCGAGGAAGCTATCGACATGATCATGGACCTTCTGGCCCCGGCCCGTAAGGGCGGCACGGAGAGCCCCCGAACCCGCCACCGCATGACGCTCAACCTCGACGCCAAGGAAGACGCCGCCATCCTCGACATGTTCGACTGGGATGTCGAGCGGCTGGGCGTGACCTACCGCCGCCAGCTGTCTGGCTTTGCCGGGCTTCTCCGGGCTGGCTTCGGGTCCACCCGGGAGGTCGATGGGATGATCGAGAAGGTCGTCCAGAACTCCGCCGGGAAGTCGGCCCGCCGACAGCGCCTCGCTGCCAAGGAGGCCGAGATGCTTGGGCACATGCGCGACATGATCCTCGGCAGGTCGCGGCCTTCGCTCTTCAAGTCGGAGACCTACAACTTCATCATGAACCAGATCAGGCGGCTGAACTTCGGCAACCTGATGTCAAACGTGGGCTTCCTCGCCGCCTCAGAGCTCGGTGGGGCGCTCACCCGCGTGGGCCCGATCCGCCTGTTCAAGGAGTTCCCTGCCTTCCGCCGGTACTATGCGCTGGCCCGGAAGGGCGACCCGGAGGCAACCAAGAGCCTCTACCACCTCGCGGATGCGATCAACGGACACGGCTCCCAGCAGCTTCTCTCGCGGCTCTCGGGCCGGGTGGATCGCTATGAGGGCGACTTCGAGGACTTGATCGACCCGCAGACGCGGCTTCAGGAACGAGTGGACACCTTCACGCGGAAGCAGGCCAACGCGACGGCTCGCTTCTCCGGTATGGCCCCGCTCTCTGAGTACCTCCGCATGACCATCACGGTCTCGGAGGCTCAGGACTGGCTCAAGGCCGCCCGGGCCGGTCGCCCGATCTACTCCGCACGTCGTCTGTCCATCATGGGCGTTGACGAGCCGATGTGGAACCGGATCAGCGCCCAGCTCCGCAAGATGGACGACGCTCGGTCGCCCGATACAGGGCAGCAAGTCCCCGAGTTCGACCTGAGCCGCTGGGACGACCCGGAGGCGCTCAACGTGTTCATCGAGGCCCTAGACCGCAACAGTCGCCGTCTGGTTCTGGAGGGCGACTTGGGCCACCAAGCGCTCATCATGCGGCGGTCACCCGCAATGCAGCTCCTGTTCCAGTTCCTCGGCTTCCCTCTCAATGCTTTCTCCAAGCACCTCGGGTTCGCCCTGAACGCCCGGGACATGCGAGCGGTGGCGGAGACCTTGGCGATGTCGTTCGGCGGTGCCATCGGCTTCATGGCTCGTGTAGCATCGCAGGCAGCTGCGATACCGGACGAGAGGGAGCGCGAGGCTTTCCTCGAGGAGCGGTGGACGATGGAAGAGATGGCGAAGGCGGCCTTCTACTACTCAGCCCACGCCTCTCTCATCCCCAACCTGATCGACCTGCCCCTGTCAGCAGCCGAGCAGGCCGGGTTCGACGTCGATCCCATCTTCTCCAAGGCCCGGGCATCGGGGCTGGCAGGTGACCCGCTCATGGGCAACGCCTCCCGGACCCGCTTCTACAACATGCTCCGGTCTGCTGGCGATCTCGCCACCGGCACCCCGCTCTCCGAGCAGGACATGCAAGAGCTTGCGACGGCTTGGGCCCCCATGGGCAACCACGTCCTCGTCCAAGCCTTCCTCAACCGGGCCCTCAGTGGCCTGCCCCAAGAAACCGAAGACGACAGCTAGGCCCCCTCACGGGGGTCTACGCCCCTGTGAAGGACCATCATGGCACTCTCATACATCAACTACCCGGCTGATGGCTCGACGACCCAGTTCGACATCACCTTCGGATACCTTCGGCGAACCCATGTGTTCGTCTTCGTGGACAACTCCCTCGTCGGGTTCAAGTGGATCAGCTCCACCCGCATCGAGATTTCACCGGCCCCACCACTGGAGGCCGAGGTCCGCATCCAGCGACTGACCGACAAGGTCAACCGCATCACCGACTTCGCAGACGGCCAGACGCTCCTCGCGGGCGACCTCGACGCTGCGACCCTCCAGAACTTCTACCTCGCGCAGGAGATGCTGGACGGGATCACCGATGGCGTCCTTCAGGGCGACGTGGTCCTGAACCAGCCTCTGGTCGGCGGGGAGCCCCTGACCATTCAGGAGGTCCAAAGCATCCTCAACGAGGCCGCCCGGAACTCCCCAGTCGTCCAGCAGCTCCTCGGTGACGTCAGCGGGAATACCCAGAGCATCCTCACGGAGACGCAGGATCGCCTTGCTTCCGTCACTGCCGAGACACAGGCCCGCATCGCGGCTATCGCGGCAGAGGCCCAGTCCCGTCAGGATGCCCTCAGCGCTGAGGCGCAGGCGCGTCTGGACGCCCTCAACGCCCTGCAGGCCCAGATCGACGCCGATGTGGCTAGCCTCGCGGTAACCTCGGCTGCCCTGACGCAGGAGATCGCCGACCGCATCAGCGCCGTGGATGGCGTTGCTGCCGGGCTCTCTCAAGAGGTCACCGACCGCATCAGCGCCGTGGATGGCGTTGCTGCTGGGCTCTCTCAGGAGATCACCGACCGGGCTACAGCTGTTCAGGCGAACGCTGACGCCCTCGCACAAGAGGCTCTCGACCGCCAAGGCGGCGATCAGGCTCTGGACACTCGGATCGACGCCGTGGTGGCCACAGTGGACGGCAACTCCGCCCTGATCGCCTCTGAGCAGACTGCTCGCATCTCCGGGGACAACGCCCTCGCGAGCCAGATCAGTGTCGTGCAGGCTGCCACGGACGGCAACGCCGCCCAGATCGCAGCGGAGCAGACTGCTCGCATCAACGCCGATACCTCCTTCGCGACGAGCCTCACGGCCCTGACGACCCGGATGGGTGACGCTGAGGCTGAGCTGATCTCCGTGAACGAGGCTGTGTCCACCGAAACGTCTGCCCGGGTCACGGCCATCAACGGCCTACAGACCAGCCTCAACGCGAACTCGGCGCTGATCGCCTCGAACTCCACGGCCATCTCCGACGAGACCTCGGCCCGGGCTTCGGCTGTCGCGGCCCTGCAGGCGCTAGTGGACGACAACGCGTCTGCCATCACGACTGAGCAATCGGTCAGGGCGAGCGCCGACAGCGCCTTCACGCTCCAGATGTCGGCCCTTACGGCCCGCGTAGGCGACAACGAGGCCGGTCTGGTCTCCGTCAACGAGGCTGTGGCGACCGAAAGCTCTGCCCGTGCGACCGCCATCAGCGGCCTGCAGACGCAGATCGACGGGAACTTCGCCTCCATCGCTGCCAACGCTACCGCGATCTCTGATGAGACCGGTGCCCGCGTGTCCGCCATCAGCGCCATACAGACGCAGGTGGATGACAACGAGGCTGCCATCACGGCAGAGGCCATGGCTCGCTCGGGTGCTGACAGTGCCTTCACGCTCTCCCTGAACGCCCTCACAGCGCGTGTAGGAGACAATGAGGCTGACATCATCACGGTCAACGAGGCGGTCTCTACGGAGTCCTCAGCCCGCGCTTCGGCTATCTCCGGTCTGCAGACGCAGGTGGATGATGCCAACGTCCTGATCGCCTCGAACCAGACGGCGATCTCTGATGAGGCCTCAGCACGGGCGTCCGACTTCAACGCACTCTCCGCCGAGATCACCCGTGTCGAAGAGACGCAGTCGGCGTTCAGTAAGCCGCTGACCTCCACCGCCGACCTCCACTCTGTTGGTGCCTCGGTGACCGTCGAGGACGGCGCAGGCGTCTTCGGCCAAGAGGGTATGGTAACCGTCCGCGAGGCGGCTGCTGTAGGTTATGACACCACAGCCCAAACGAACGGTGCGTCTGTAGTCATTCCGACGAACATTGCACTGCAGTTCTCCGCTCGCCGGGTGCGCATCGCGGTCCTTGCGAAGGCATCCTCCGTTCAACCAGCAGCGGACTTCGTGGTCGCTTACTCGACATCGGACACAGGTAACAGCGGTGCGATGTACTCCGCGCTCACATACTCATGGGCGTGGCACACCTTCTACTATCAGGTTCCTGCCGCCTCTGCTGGCGGCACCGACTTCCTCGGCATCTTCTCCACCGGGTCGGATGGGGATGGCGTGGACGTGGCACGCGTCATGATTGACGTAGCGGCAACGGCGGGGGACATCCCTGAGATCGCTCAGAACACAGCCGCGATCACCTCGGAGCAGACCGCTCGGGCTTCTGCAGACAGCGCCATCGCCTCTGACGTCTCAGCCCTGACGACGCGCATGGGGGACGCCGAAGCGGACATCGTGTCCAACCAGACGGCTATCTCGAACGAGACGTCCGCACGGGCCTCAGCGGTGTCCGGCCTACAGACGCAGATCAACGGGAACGCCGCTGCGATCACCTCTGAGCAGACCGCCCGGTCAACGGCTGACAGCTCTCTTGCCTCCGACATCTCTGGACTGACAGCCCGAGTTGAGGACGCTGAGGCGGGTGTCATCTCGAACTCCACGGCCATCTCGGACGAGGAAACGGCTCGGGCAGCGTCTATTGACCTGCTGTACGCACGCTTCTCGGGAACGCGTCAAGACATGCTGGGGGCCGACCGGCGGATGTCTTCTGGACTCGATGGGCTTCCACAGGATGTTGGGAACCTGAACAGCACTTGGTACGAGGAGGAGACGGCTGACGGGCCGAAGGTGACCATCCCGGTCTCAAGTGCGCAACTCTCTCTGAAGGAGACGATCAGGCCGGTCGCTGGCCACACGTATCGCTGTTCTGTGAGATGGCGCTGGTCGGGCACTACCGCGCCCTCGACAACCATCAAGCTCGGCTTTCGCGCGATGGACGCGACGGACGCGACGTATGTTGTGAACCGTTGGGAAGACGTCTCAGTTCCGGCTGAGAATGTGTGGGCGACCCATGTGTTTGAATACACGGCGGCTGGCAGTATGGAGGATGAGATTTGGCGGCTCTTCTTCTACTTCGGCGGGGGAGACAGGGACTGCGAACGCGAAGTTGTTCAGCTCTATGTCGAAGACGTTACGGACGGCGTCGAACGCGAAGAGGCTGTAGAGGCCTTGGTGGCCTCGGAAGCATCCGCGAGGTCCACGGCTGACACTGCCATCGCTTCTGATGTCTCCGGGCTTACGACGCGGATGGGGGATGCCGAGGCTGACATCGTATCGAACGCTCAGGCTGTCTCTGACGAGGAGGGGGCGAGGGTGTCTGCATTCGAGGCGCTTACGGCCCGCATGGAAGACACTCAGGGGAGCATCGTGCCGTCCGAGTTCTCCACACTGGACTACTGGACCACCAACTATACCGCAATGGACCAGCCTTCGGTCACCCCCAACATGAGCCTCGTTACCGACGACCCCGACTTCGGTACGTGCGCCGAGATGGATATTTACAACCGCGCAATCGTCAACAGGACGGCAGTTCGGCTGGTTCCGGGAAGGGTCTACGAGGTCGAGATGACGGCTAAGGCTGTCTCAGGGGACAATAGGTTCAACTTCCACTTCAACACCTTCGATGCTGATAAGGTGAACGTTATCAACAATCAGCAGCTCAGCTTCAAGGTGCCTGAGAGCGGGAGCAACAGTACGCAGCTTCTGGCCTCTGACGGTGTCGTCACGAATACACTCCGCTTCAGGACACCGGGATCGCCTACCGCTGGCAATGACGTGAAGGAAGTCTGGCTCTCGGGAGACCAAGTGTGGCTCCTCGCAGGCTGGAGGAGCAACGCCGGGGAGACCACGGCGTCTACCGTTCGCATCGGGTCTTTCAAGATCAAGGATGTGACTGACACGGTGGCCGCTGAGGCATCGGTGATTTCCGAGGCCTCTGTTCGGGCGTCCGCAGACAGTGCCATCGCTTCTGACGTCTCAGGCCTCACGACACGCATGGGGGACGCTGAGGCGGACATCTTGTCGAACTCCACGGCGATCTCGGACGAGGAGGGCGCACGGGCATCTCAGTTCAACTCGCTGTCCGCAGGGATGACTGGAAGCGGGAACCTGCTGGCAAACGCCTCGTTCAACCTCGACACGGGCAGCGGGGCCGTGAGGGCACCGGATGGCTGGGCCATATGGGGCAGTCTTACTCTTACCAATGCAGCCGTAAGGACTGACGTTTGGGCGCTCGCAAACACCGAGGATGCGACTTGGTACCTGCGAACCGCTGACTACACTCAGACGAGCCTTTTCAAGGAAATGGCATCTGATCCTCATCCCTGTCAGTCCGGCGAGCGCATCATCGCCTCTGCCCTCACTGGCGCGCACAGGGCAGACCTCCGCGCGTATGTGTTCTTCTACGATGCGAGCGGTGTGTGGCTGGGGACTGGCTCTAGTCCGACAATCGTGTCCAACAACACCGAGAAACCGGGCGGAGCTTTGCTCTCTAGCTGGGTGCGGGTGTCCTCGGCGGTGACGGCCCCTGCCAATGCTGCCTACTGCCGGGCAGTGTTTCGCATGGTCCCATCCGGGGTTTCCCCTGATGCCTACATGTTCATCACCCGGCCTATGCTGGAGAAGGCTGCCTACACTGGGCAGACCCTTCCTTCGCCTTGGGTTCCGGGAGACGGTGACAAGGCGGCATCTGCACATGTGGCGTCTGAGGCCTCTGCTCGGGTCTCAGCAGACAGTGCCATCGCGTCCGACATCTCAGGCCTCACCACCCGCGTGGGAGATGCCGAGGCAAGCCTCACGACCGTCCAGTCGGTGGCTGCAGACGCTCAGGGACGCGCTCAGGCGATCTACGGCCTGCGGACCAACGTGAACGGACATGTGGTCGGCTTCGGCCTGTCCAATGACGGGGCCACAGGGGAGTTCGCGGTCCTTGCGGACAAGTTCCTGATCGTGGACCCGAGCAACGGCTCGACCGTGGCGTCCCCGTTCAGTGTGATCGGCGGCACGACCTACATCACCAACGCTCGTGTCGGGGCCGCCCAGATCGACAGCCTCTCCGTGAACCAGCTGACCGCTGGCTCGCTCAACGTGAACCTCACGTTGGACGGGGTGATGGACATCGGGCAGGGCAAGATCACGTTCGACAACGGGGTCTACATGAAGGTCCAAGGCGTTGCCTTCGGGGCCAACAATGACCTGATCGAATGGTATGGCCCGAAGATGGCCATCGTGGCATGTACCAAGGCCAACGCCATCATGTACGCCGACACCACCGGGAACTACCACCTCGGTGGCGGAGTGACGGCTGAGTGGGCCTCGATCCAGAACGTCTCTGTGCAGACGCTGGACTTGGCCGCTGGTTCAGTCGGGGCATCGACCGTCCTCGACACGGTGGCAACCTTCGACCTCTACACGGGGGCGAACGCCAACCCTGTCAACGCCACGGAGTTCAACACTTGGACCGACACCTTGCCAGAGGTGCCGATCAAGGTCGGTGACCAGCTCGTGGTGGACTTCTCGTATGACATCGAGTGCCAGTTCAACGCATTCGAGTTCTTCAACTTCTTGGACACCGTGAGCGTTCGCTACCACTTCGCGAACGGATCGACGACCGTGGCCTACCCGGGCGACTGGGTGAAGAAGCGGTTCTTCGCGTGTGCGTCCAATGGTGCCATCCCGAGCATCTCAGGGGCTCCTAACTACGACGTACTGGAGAGCTTCCAGCGCAAGCTGGTGCTGACCATCCCAGACGCCGCCCCGTTCAACACGGCGGGCGCGGAACTGGAGGGGGTCGAAGTGATCCTCTCGGTCGCACCGTATGCCCAGCCCGGCCAGTCCCGGGCGATCCACGGGGGCACTTACACAGGCTCCAAGATCACCGGACACCTCAAGCTCCGGGATATCAACGCGGCAGCCACCGTCTTCGCGGCGGGGCCTATCGCAACCTCCTAACTCTCTCAGAAAGACATCAACATGAATGACATTGAAGAAGGCTTCGACGACGTCGAGGCTCCCGTTGACCCGTGGGTCGGCGAAGACGCTGATGCAATCCGCTCCGAGCGCAATGCTCGCCTGAGTGCATCGGACATGTACGTGCTGCCGGATCACCCTGCGCAGCGCACCCTTCAGTCCCGGGCAGCCGTCTGGCTGTACCGGAAGTCCCTCCGGGACATCACGGCCACCTTCGCGTCCCCTGCGGACGTCGTCTGGCCTGAGCTGGAGGTGTAACCGTGGACAAGGCTCAGAACCTCGGCGAGTTCATTGCCGGGCTTCTTGTAGCTGGTGCGGGCGGGGCGGTTCTCCTCTGGGGGACCGTCACTGCCAACCGCACGGACATCGACGCATTGCGGAGGGGACAGGACGTCCTCACCACCCAGCTGCGATCCGTGTCGGACGACACCGCCTACATGCGGGGGCAGCTCAACGCCCTCACAACCCATGTACTCGAAAGCGAGGAAGACGATGAGTAAGGCAGCCAAGATGGATGCGCTGGAGGCTCTCCACGCGCTGACCGCGAATGTGCTGAAGGTAGCCCTGAGTGACGACCCCAGCCCCCAGATGCTTGCCCAAGCCATCAAGTTCCTGAAGGACAACGGCGTGGAGCCCGCTCGGGACACGAACAACAGGGAGCTGCAAGAGCTGGCGAGCAGCATCGAGCGCATCGTCGCCGGGGGTGACCCTGACGACATCCGAGACCTGATCAACTAGGGCGCACAGACGCCCACTGAGAGCCTTTCGGCTACCCCCGGGACCAACACCCCCGGGGGCTTCCTGAACGCTCTGAGCGGCCCTGTATGGCCGAAAGAGAACTACCTCACACATGAAAGGAGCCTGCACTCATGGCAGCACCACAGGTTCACCCTTGGTGGCGAGACAAGTATGCAATTCAGCCGGGCGTCTGGCCGATGTACGAGGACTTCAAGGTCTTCCTTCACATCGTCTGGAAGTTCCTCGGCCTCCCTCCGCCCACCGCCGTCCAGCTGGACATGGGAGACTACCTTCAGCACGGCCCGAAGCGCCGGATCATTGAAGGCTTCCGAGGCGTGGGCAAGTCCTACGTCACCGTTGCCTTCGTCATCTGGCTCCTCCTGAGAGACCCCCAACACAAGGTCATGGTGGTGTCGGCAGGGGAGGAGCGTGCGACAGCCTTCTCGATCTTCGTGAAGCGCCTGATCAGCGAGATGAGTATCCTCCACCACCTGCGCCCAAAGCTGGGCCAGAGGACGTCCAACGAGGCGTTCGAGGTAGGCCCGGCGACAGCCGGTGGCTCACCCTCGGTGAAGTCGGTCGGCATCACCGGCCAGCTGACCGGCTCCCGGGCCGATACGATCATCGCCGACGACATCGAAATCCCCAAGAACTCCGAGACCCAGAACCAGCGCGACAAGCTGGCCGAGCTGATCAAGGAGTTCGACAGTGTGCTGAAGCCGGGCGGCAACATCGTCTACCTCGGCACCCCGCAGACCGAGCAGTCCCTCTACAACCGGCTGCCCGAGCGTGGCTATGACATCTGCGTCTGGCCCGCTGAGCTTCCGAACGAGACCTACTACAAGCGGATGCACAGCAAGCTGGCACCCTTCGTCCACCGCACGGTGCTGGAGGGCTACGTCTACGGAACCTCGCTGGACCCGAAGCGGTTCACCGACGACGACCTCGCGGAGCGTAAGCTCTCCTACGGGTCTGCTGGCTTCTCCCTCCAGTTCCTGCTCGACACGTCCCTCTCGGATGCCAACAGGTATCCCCTGCGCCTGCGTGATCTCATCATCATGCCACTGGACGTCGCTCGAGGGCCGATGTCGGTCGCTTGGGGTCCGAAGCAGGACCAGCTGTATCACGACCTGATCACCCCGGGCTTGGATGGCGATGCCTTCTACCGCCCGGCCTACACGGACGACAGCTCCTACCAGCCCTACACAGGGGCGGTGATGTTCGTTGACCCCGCTGGCCGAGGCGCGGACGAAACCACATGGGCTGTCGCCAAGATGCTCAACGCCACGGTCTTCCTGACCAAGGTGGTCGGCACTCAGGGCGGCTATGAGGACCGCGTACTCCGAAGGATCGCTCAGGACGCCAAGGAGCAGTGCGTGAACACCGTTCTGGTCGAGGAGAACTTCGGCCTAGGAATGTTCGAGAAGCTCCTCCAGCCCCATCTGGTGGCCGTTGGACACGCCTGTGTGATCGAACCGATCCGAAGCACCCGTCAGAAGGAACTCCGCATCATCGACACCCTCGAACCGATCATGAACCAGCACCGACTTGTGGTGGCTGAGGACGTGGTCCGCGAGGATGACGCCATGGTGCAGGGATACACCCCTGACAAGGCCACGGCCTACCGCCTGTTCCACCAACTAACCCGGATCACCCGGGACAAGGGCGCTCTTGCCCACGATGACCGCCTCGACGCTGTGGCTGGCGCTGTCTCCTACTGGGTCGATGCCCTCGCTCAGGACCAGCGCAAGGCCGTGGAGAAGGCCAAGGACAAGCTCCGTGAGAAGGAGCTGAAGGACTTCTTCGCCAACCAGATCAATGCCCAGTTCCGAGCCCCATCAAAGGCCGGGAAGGGGCGGCGTGACGGCTTCGTCATCAGGTCTTAGGGCCCCTCTGGCCCCTCTCGGTAACCCATTGGATATGAACACCTATCCAAAACCCACTGTTATCGAGAGGGGCCAACTAAGGATACCTATAGTTAGACCTATAGATGCTCCTAGAGATGCTCCTAGAGATGCTCCTAGAGATGACCTATAGACCCCATGGGACTGGGGGTGATTGTTAGACACCCCTCCCATGGCCCTATCTATGCGCCAACGAAAGATGTGCTTGACAGTCCCTCCTATAGACCCCGTCTATGCGCCTATGAAAGCAGTCCTTGACATGGGTCTGCCTCCGTGGGTGGGGGAGGGGGATCGAAAATATGCTAGACAAACGAGCACCCTGATGATCGGAGACCGTCCGAGCCTTCCCCCCTTGGGGCCCTCCCGGATCGCCCAGAGCATGCCAGCGTCACGATGCCCGGCACCACATGCCCTAACCCATTGATATCGTTAGGTCTGCATTGGGTACTAGATCCAATCCCACGGGTGTCTACAGGGGACCAGAGGCGACCAGAGGCAAGGCCGGTTTCATGGCCGCCCGGGCGAGCAATCGCCTATCGTTTTGCCATAGGCTGAGCCTATAGCTCCCTCGGTTCCCATAGGCTTTCCCTATAGCTCCAAAGGCCCCCCAAAGCCGCCCCGGCCAGAGGCTGACCAGAGGCTGCCCAGAGGCTGACCAGAGGCTGACCCAAGGCCAGCCCCTCGCGCGAGCCTTATATGGGGCGATCTCGAACCCGGCTCGAACCCGGCTCGAACCCTGCCCGGCTCGAACCCTGCCCGGACCAGAGGCTGGCCGGAGGCTGGCCGGAGGCTGGCCAGAGGCTCCATTTCCCCAGAACGTGCAACCTGGTACGCAATAATGATTCGCAACTAGCGCTTCCCAAGGCCGCGCAAGGCCCCTCATGCAAAAAAAGTTCGCCCCAAATCACTAGGCCAGCAAGGGCTGGACGCCTGTCGGGTGCAAGAAAGTGCAAGAAAATGTGCAAGAGGGCCTTGTGTTCGAACTCGCGCCATGGTCTAAGGGGTCATCGCAGCGATGCGGCTCCGGGGTGCCTCCCGGGGGAAGACCAGCGGCAGGGACCGCAGGGGCCAGCTTGAGACCGGAGACGGTCGACGGCGCTAAGAGCCCGGACAGGAGGCACACGCGTCACCCTCAAGACTTGCGACCCGGCATAGCCGGTGAATGACAGCAGGACCGGGGGGCCAGCCTAGCCATTGTGGCGAGCGGTTGGCGGTCGAAGTCCGGGGAAGGCCCGGCACGGCTTGGCGTATGGGAGCCCGGCGCGTTATCGCGGACCACGGGTGTTGATCTAGGGGAGACGTCACGGGCTATCGCTGCCCGTCTGAAGAGGGCCTAGCAGGGCCGAAACGTCACACACACACAAAGGGAAATCACATGAAAATCCAGCTGACCGATTACAATCCGGGCGGTGTTTCAACCTTCATGATCAGCTCCGGGCCGATGACAATGTGGTTCGAGATGGAAAGCGAGACGGGGAAGCCAGCTAGCGTCATGCCGCTTGTCGAACCCTACGCCACGAAGGCCCATACAGAGGCTCGCATCCTCTTGAGCCAGCGCAACCGCCACAAGGGATGATGCCCGGTGTCCTGTCCGGCCAGTCTGGACAGGCATCCCGGCACCATGCCGACAACCGCGAACACAAAGGGAAACACCATGTTTCGAGCTATCCAGATTGCCTATCACTCATTCCGCTGCGACCGCCACAACGTGGGCTTTGCCCGGCACTACGGGACAGACCTCGGGTTCATGCATTCCCGCACGGCCATGCATCACTTCGATTGCATGCAACGCCTGAAGCGAGAGGAGCGGCGCGCTCGTTCCCGCCGTCGTACCTGATAGCGTTCGACCTTCCACCTGTTACAACCACGCACACAACATGCGGCACAACCAGCCGCGCCTTTTGACCGGAGAAATACCATGCCGAACCTGATCGACCTTCGCTCTATCCGCCGTGCTGACAGCAAGCCTGCCCGTGGCGTCGTCTTCTATCGCGGGCCGTCCATGATTGACGGCGAGCCTATCGTTGCCGTGGCACTGTTCGGCTCTCGCAACACTAAGACCGGGAACATGGTGCAGACTTACATCATTCGCGATGACATGGCACCGGTGGATGCTATCCGCTCCGGTGCCGACAGCACGGTGTGCGGAAGCTGCACACATCGCGGCAAGCGTGATCCTGAGACTGGTGCGCTGATACCCGGCACCCGGACCTGCTACGTTGTCATCGGACAGGGTCCGACGGGTGTCTGGAAAGGCCTTCAGGCTGGCCAGTACCCGGCGATGAACGCACGCGGCCTATTCGCTGGCAAGTTTGTCCGCCTTGGTACCTATGGCGACCCTGCCGCGGTCCCGTTTGAAGTCTGGGAAGGCATGCTGGAAGGTACCACGGGGCACAATGGATACACGCACCAAGGGGCTGACTGCGATAGCCGCTTTGCATCGCTCTGTATGGCCAGTGCCGACAGTGAGCTGGACCGTGAGCATGCCAAGGCCTTGGGATACCGAACCTTCCGGGTTCGCCCTGACACGGCCAAGCTCAGGGGCGAGTTCGTCTGCCCGGCCAGTCAAGAGGCGGGCGCTAAGCTGCAGTGCGCCGCTTGCAAGGCCTGTGGCGGCACCAGCTCGAAGGCCAAGGCGGACGTTACAATCACCATCCATGGTGGTTCTGCAGTCATGGCCAACGCCAAACGCCGCGACATGCTCGCCGCGTGATGCTCGGTGACCTGCCCGGCCAGTCTGGGCAGGCATCCCGGCACCATGCCGACAACCTCGAACATAAAGGGAAAACACCATGATCCGCACCATCGATACCACGATTGCACGCCCCGGCCTGAGCGGCGACGCCGCCACGTCCGAAACCTTCGCCATGATTGTGAAGGGGTTCCGGGGGCCCAAGCGTATCACCGCCGAGGTGACCCAATGGGGTGAAGAGGTATTCGTCACGCAGCGCTCCGGCATGCTCAAGGACAGCTACACGGAAGCTGACCGCGTAGAGCAAGACCGGCTGAACACGGAAGACCCTGTCAAGGATGGCGACGTCATTAGCGTCAATGGCACGACCTATCGAGTCGCGGTCAAGGGCGACTACTCGGACCCCGCTGCGCTGATCGCTGAGGGGTGATGCTCGGTGACCTGCCCGGCCAGTCTGGGCAGGCATCCCGGCACCATGCCGACAACCCGCACACAAGGAGAAATGAACATGACCATGACCACACGCCTTGCAAGCGCCAAGCGGGAGGGCAAGCGATGAGCGCCCGCCTGCCGATCTGCCCGTGGCCGCAGTACCTGCGGATCGAGGCGAAGGCCGGGGGAGCGTTTGCCTCCCGGCGAGCCATGCTGAAGGCCGCCCGGACCTTAATCCTCCCAGAGCTTCGGGCCGATCCCACGCACCGCGAAGCCCGACACAATTGGTTCCGCTCCGTGTTGAACCAGCAGATGGAAGCACGGGCCGCTGCCCGCTTCTCCGCCCTTCTGTAGAGGAACATGACCATGCAACCACACCACAAACACGACTGCGACCGCTGCCAGCTTGTTGGTGCCATAGCGGGGCCGAAGGGGCCTATTGACCTGTACGTCTGCGCCGATGGCGACCGCAAGCAGGGGCCTACCTACGTCGCCCGTTACTCCAGCGATGGACCGGACTACTCCAGCGGTTCCCGGCACTTCCTCGACATGCTGCCAGCGGGGGCATCAGCTCACCTGCATGTGGCCCGGCTGATCCATGACACGGGGGCGGCCTGATCCACGGCGAAACACCGGGGCCACGCGCTCCGGTGTCTTCCGGGCTGACCTCCCGGGACTGACGAGCCTGTCAGCTTTCTCAACCTACACACAAGGGAACATGACCATGAACGACATCGCCATTGACCGCCTGCTGGCAGAGATCGACCGCCAAGAGGACGACCTCCGGACACTGGAGGGCCGCCCGGTCCTCACGGCGCGCTCATTCCGCATCAAGGCCCATGGGGTCGAGGAGGGCCGGAAGGCTCGCCTGCAGGCGCTTGAAGTGGCCAAGGCCCGCTATGGGGCCGCAGCATGACCGCCCGCGCGCTCTTCCGCCTGATCGTCGAGGGGATCGCCTGTGTGGCGTTCTTCTCAGTCTTCATCTGCTGGCTGAACGTCCTGCAGGCCCTCAGCTGACACCAAGCACACATGGAGAATGACCAATGACTGACCGCGAGATCGACCGCCGGACCATGGCCTTCATCAACGCCTGCCCTAAGCGTAAGGCCGTCCACCAGCAACACGGGAAGCTCTACTTCCGGGCTGTCCGCTGGGTCGCCGAGGGGGGGGAAGGAATGAAAGCCCAGATCGCCCTGCACCGCCTCTGCTGGGAGGCAGCACCGTCGGCACAGCTCAAGGACCGCCTCAGGTTCCTGAAGGCTTACCGAGACCTGAACACGCCGGACCAGACCGCCGAGCTGTTCGCCATCAATGACATCCTCAAGGGCCGCAACAGGCAGGCCCGCCACACGCACAAGGGAACATGAGCATGACCCAGAAGCCTTTCACCATGGCGGAACTGCTCGCCAAGATGGACCGGGAGCTGGCCGAAAGGCCGGATCCCGCACCCCTCGGCCCCGCCGAGAGCACGGACGTCTTCTGGCAGGCCTTCCAGCCTGACCGGGGGCCTGCCCGCGATGCTGCCTGCCTCGAATACGAGGCCTCATATGGCATCGAGCTGTACTAAGTGAGGGCTTGCAACTGCCGCGAGCCTGTGTGTAAATGACCCCAAGAGCTGCCCAAGGCAGCCGAGCTTGAGAGTATCATGACCCTCAACCCTCCTCAGTTCTTAGGTGCCCGCAAGGCCAAGGCCTTCCACAATCGGAGCAAGATGAAATGTCAAAGACCGCCGCACTCCGGACCGTGAGCCGCATCGTGCAGGAGTTCCGCGTTATCGAGCCGGACATGCCTGCCAACTATGTCGCCATTGTCCTCTTCGTCGCCAAGTTCATCGAGGACAACCACGAAGACCCATCAATTGGGGACATATCCAACGGGCTTGGGATCACCCGGCCCTCGGTGTCCCGCGCTGCCTTGGCGCTATCCTCTCGCCGCCTCGGGGGTTCCCGTGCGACCGAGGAGAGACCAGCCGGGGGGGCGCAAGGCTCTCGGCCTTCTGGAGCGAGAGGCCGACTTCAGAGACCTGCGGCTCACCCGCTGCCGCCTGTCTACCAAGGGTTCCGCCCTCATTTCCCGCATCATTGACCTGACGAAAGGATAGACCATGGCTATACGCCGCCGAGGAGACGGCCTGCAGATCGACGTGCAGGTGACCGTGGACGGCCAGACCGTCCGCCACCGCGAAAAGTGCATCGCCGAGATGCCACAGGCGAGGGCACGTGAGGCCGCCATCCGGGCCGCCCTGCTCGCCGGGGATGATCCGGGTACGCCCGGAGGCCGATCAGCTGGCTCTTCCCTGACCCTCAAGGACGCTCTGGAGCTGACGTGGGAGAAGTACTGGGCGCATGCCGCCATCGCGCGGACTGTCCGGTCGAACATGAAGACCGCTCTCGAGTTCTTCGGGGACGACATGCCTGTGGCCCAGATCGACACCCAAGACGCAGACAGGTACGTCGCTCACCTCACGAAGGCCGGGCTGTCGCCCTCTACGATCAGGTCCAAGTGCGCCTGTATGACGAAGATGTTCAGCTACCTGCACCGCAGGGGCACCGTGAACCGGAAGCCCTACTTCGAGATGCCCAAGCCCAACGACAACACGCGGGACAGGGTCATCAGCTTCGAGGAGGAGGCGGAGCTACTGCGCCTGTTCGCTGAGGCCTACGACGAGGCCCTTCCGCGCCGCTCTGACGGCCACACAGGGCAGGATTGGGCCGACCTTGTGTCTTTCCTCATGGATACCGGATGCCGCCCCAGCGAGGCCCGTAGGCTTAGCAGCAGGTGCATGCGGGGGACGCTGGTGGACTTCAAGATCACGAAGACCAACAAGCCCCGCACCATCCCCCTGACCGACAGGGCTGCCGAAGCCTTGGCCCGCCAGATCGAGCGCCACGGCGAGGAGCCATTCGCATGGGCTACCACCGGGGCCTTCCGCCACGCTTGGGACTGGGCACGGGGCTCGATGAGCAAGTCGGATGACGCCGGTTTCATCCCCTACGCCCTGCGCCACACATGCGCCACCCGGCTGTACGACCGGACGCGTGACCTGCTGATCGTCCAGCGGTGGCTCGGGCACACGGACATCAAGATGACCCTGCGGTACGCCAAGCTGCAGCCCGATGACCTTGAGCGCGCCCGCGACCTGCTGCAAGGGGGCAGCACTGCGAAGCTGAGGGTGGTAACCTGATGAAGTAGAAGGCATCCTTGGGCGTGACGCGGCGGTGACGCGGTGTCGCGACCTGTGACGCGAAGGGACGTCACGAGACGCGCGGCTGTGGTGGAACTGGTAGACACGCAAGGCTTAGAACCTTGTTTTCCTTGGAAAGTGGGGGTTCGAGCCCCTCCAGCCGCACCAATACCCCTTGCATTTAGGTTCCATTCACCTATCTAAGCGACCTCGAACACAATCCTGTGACGCGAAGCCCCCGAGCCTAGTTTGGCCGGGGGTTTCTACGCCGGGGACGTGTGCGAGCCTGTACCTAACTCAGAAACTGCATGAAAAGGACGTGACGCGTGACGCTCAACCTCAACATCATCGACTTCACAGACGAACAGCTTCGCCGGGAACTGGAACACGAGCAGGACATGATCGACACCGGCATAGCCACGGTGCGGAACCGGCAGGAAGGCGAACGGGACCGGGGTAACGCCGGGGCGCTGGCCGGTGGCCGGGTTCTCATGTCCCGGATGTCCGGCACGCTGGCCGAGCGGATCATCGAAGAGATCGCCCGCCTCGAAGACGGCCGGGTGAAGCGCAAGCCGCCAGAGCTTCGCACCCTCAAGCTCCTCCCGGCGAAAGATGCGGCGGTCCTCGCGATCCGCTCGGTGACCAACGTCCTCGCTCAGTACAAGAACGACCTCTGCACCACGCAGCGCCTTGGCTTCTGCATCGGCAATGAGATCGAGGGCGAGTACCTCGCTCGTCTGTTCCGCAAGAACGACCGGGGCCTGTTCGACCGCGTGATCCGCAACGTGAACGAACGCTCGAAGAACCCGGAGCAGCGTCGCAAGGAAATCGTCGAGGCATACGAGCGCATCAGCGATGACGACGCCGCACGCCTGACGAACACCGACAAGGTACGCCTAGGAACCTTCCTGCTGGCCCAGATCGAGGATATGGGGGTCGTATCCTCCTCGACCATCGTGAAGGGCAAGAAAGCGTCCAAGGTGTTCGAGCTGACCGAGACGGCCATGAACATCATGACCAAGGCAGACGAGATGGCGGCGGAGATGCAGCCGCACCTGTACCCCACGCTGATCCAGCCCCGCCCTTGGACGACGCTACGCTCTGGCGGCTACTGGCTCCCCTTCAAGCGGGGCGGGCAGATGGTTGTGGCCCGGACGAAGACCAACGGCATCCGCAAGGCCACCGAGGAGGAGATGCCACACATGTTCCGCCCGGTGAACTACCTGCAGAACACCCCCTTCCGCGTCAACTCGAAGGTTCTCGCGGTGGTCGAGCGTATGCGTGAGACCGGCATCACCTGCGGTAGCCTGCCCAAGATGATCCTCGAAAACGTACCAGCCAAGCCGCACGACATCGAGACGAACGAGGATGCCCGCAAGGTGTGGAGCCGCGCTGCCCGAGAGGTCCACACCCGCAACGCCACAGCGAAGGGTAAGATACTGTCCGTGGACAAGACCATTCGGCTGGCTGCAGGCCTCCGCAACGAGGAGCACATCTACTTCCCGAAGGTCGTGGACTTCCGGGGGCGTGTGTACGACTGCCCGTCCTTCCTGAAGCCGCAGGGCGACGACCTGTCCAAGGGTCTCTTGGAGTTCGCCAGCGGCAAGGTCGTAGGCGAGGACGGGGCCTACTGGCTGGCTGTCCACGGTGCGAACGTCTGGGGCGAGGACAAGTGCAGCCTCGACGAGCGGGTCCGCTGGGTAGAGGCAAACGAGGAGCGCATCCGCCGTACCGCCGACGAGCCGTTCTCGGATCGCTGGTGGATGGACGCGGACAAGCCCTTCCAGTTCCTGTCCTTCTGCTTCGACTGGGCTGGCTTCTGCCAGAACGGCTTCGACCACGTCAGCCACACGCCTGTCGCCATGGACGGCTCGTGCAACGGCCTACAGCACCTCTCCGCCATGCTGCGGGACAGCGTGGGCGGTGCAGCTGTGAACCTGCTACCTGCCGACAAACCGCAGGACATCTACACGCAGGTCATGACGAAGGTGGTGGCCGTGCTCGGAGAGCGGGCCGCTGCCGGTGAGCCTACGGCACAGAAGTGGCTGCCGCTGATGAAGCGCTCGGTAGTCAAGCGTCCGGTCATGACGCTGCCCTACGGGGCCACGAAGACGGGCTTCGCCGACCAGATCATGGAGGACACCATCCGTCCCCTTGAGAAGGAAGGGAAGAGCCCGTTCAAGTCAGAGCCCTACAAGGCCGCCCAGTACCTCGGGAAGCTCGTCTGGGAGGCCACCGGCCAGACCGTGATCGCAGCTCGTGCCGCCATGGACTGGCTGCAGGAGGTAGCGAAGATCGTGGCCAAGGCCAACCAGCCCATCGAGTGGACCACGCCGTCAGGCTTCACCGTGAAGCAGGACTACCGGAAGGCGGTCAGCCGCAAAGTCGAGCTGTTCGCAGCGGGGCAGCGGGTCACGCTCTACGTCGCAGAGGGGCACGAGGACAAGATCGACTGCGCCAAGATGGCACTCGCTATTGCCCCGAACTTCGTACACGCCATGGACGCGGCGCACATGCTCCGCACGGTGGAACTCCTGCTCGACGTCGTCGGGCCTGATGTCCATCTGTCCATGGTTCACGACAGCTACGGATGCCACGCCGCTGACGCTGAGGCGCTGGCCTTCGCTATCCGACAGGCCTTCGTGCAGATGTACCAAGAGCAGGACTGGCTGGAGGCATTCCGCGAGGAGGTCGCCGCCCAGCTGCCCGAGGAGATCGCCCAGACCCTGCCACCTGTGCCGGGGCACGGTGACCTGAACATCTCCGAAACGCTTAACTCTTTGTACTTCTTCGCATAAACGGCGTCTCCCCTCAAAACCCACTGTTATCGGAAGACCTGTGCGGCCCAAAGCCCCATGGGTCCTTTCCTTTAGGTAACCAAAGGTGATCCAATGTTCACATTCTCTGCCCCGGGTGGACGAGCAAGTCTTTCCATCCGCTCCGCCTATCCTGATCCCAACCGACGTTTCTCGATCACTGTGTCTGATGGCTTCGGCATTAGTGCTGATGGCCTTCGTGATCTTGCGAAGCAGATCAATGCCTTCGCCAAGGAAGTCTCTCCCAAGCCGGTGGCCAAGAAGGCCCCGACTGTTGCCCCTGAGACTGACGAAAACCTGACTGGAGGTGACGCATGAACGTGACCTCCATGACCGCGCTGGAGATCGGCAAGACCTACCACGCCATCCTCAGCGATGACGGTCAGCCCGCTCTGGAGCTGGTCGTCACCCGTGGCCGCCCCCGTGGCCTGTCCAACGAGCAGATCATCGCCGCCCGTGCGCTCCGTGCGCTGGGTCGCACCTACGCCGACATCGCAGCTGCCGTCAGCGGCAAGGACGGTGTCCGCGTCTCTGGTGGGGCCGTCCGCACGGCTCTCGGCGCTCGATGAGCCGCCAGCTGGACCTCGGGATGGTCCGGCGATCCCGGGCCTCCCGCCTTGCGTTCTGCATCCTTGATGCCACGCAGGATGAACCCCTCCAATACATGGCCGCTGCCCTTGGTCTGACGCTGAAGACGCTGTGCGAAGTCAAGAACCTGTCCCCGCAGGATATCATGACCGCAGCGGACAACATGCTGAAGACGACCGGGCTTGAAGACGACAACTACGTCACGGCCCTCCGCACCTTCATGGCAGACGAGGTTCCCAACTGATGCCCCACACTCCCTCATACTACCGCGCCCGCTTCATGCTGGCATCCGGTGTACAGCTACCTGTCGATCTCCTCGCCCGTCTCGAGGCTGAGGGGTACGACCTCACCGAACTCCACTCCCGTCACGCTCAATAGCGCACGACCTCACACACAGAAAGACCTGACACATGTCTAACCAGCAACTGCACATCCGTGGCATCACCCGCTACCCGCACCTGAACAAGCCGGACACCAAGTTCGACGATGCCGGTGTCTACAAGACCGACCTGATCCTCGACGCCGCGACCGGCTCGAAACTCACCGCCAGCTTCGAGAGAGCCCGGGCGGCTGAAATGCAGGAGGTTCAGGCCCGCCTGAAGGGTAAGAAGGCGAAAGCCGCCGACCTCCCGGTCCAGCCCGAGCTGGACGATACCGGCGAGGAGACTGGCCAGTTCATCCTGCGGGCGAAGATGAAAGCCTCTGGTATCTCGAAGAAGACCGGGGAAGCGTGGAAGCGCAGCCTCCCCCTCTTCGACGCCGATGGCGTTCCGACCAACGCCCGTGTTGGCGGCGGCTCTGAGGTGATCGCCTGCATCACCCCGAAAGCGTGGTCTAACCCGAAGGGCGAGTGCTCGGTCACCTGCTATCTGGAAGCCATCCAGATCATCAGCCTGTCAGCGGGCGGTGGCGCAACTGCCAGCCGCTTCGGCTTCGGCGCTGTCGAGGGCGGCTTCAAGTCCTCCGAGATGGACGCCGCCGACGAGGACGAGGACGATGTCGAGATCGAGGGCAACGGCCTGAGCCTCAATGGCGACGACGACGAGGGCGAGGCGTACGAGTTCTAGCATGGCTCGCCGTCCCCACGCCGACATGGGGATAGTTCACGGTTACCGCTCGGGGCTTGAGGCTGACATCCAAGGTCAGCTTCGAGCCTCCGGGCTGCCGGTGATCTACGAGGAGGTCCACATCCCGTGGCGGCTCGAAAAGAGCTGCAAGTACACACCGGACTTCATCCTCCCCAATGGCATCATCATCGAGACGAAGGGTCGCTTCGTCACCGCCGACCGGCAGAAGCACCTGTACATCAGGAAGCAGCACCCAGAGCTGGACATTCGCTTCGTCTTCTCCCGGTCATCCTCGAAAATCTCCAAGACCTCGAAGACCACCTACGCCAAGTGGTGCACGACCAAGGGCTTCCTGTTCGCCGACGCTGCCATCCCCCAGCGATGGATCGACGAACCGATCAGCCCGGTCTCACTGGCCAAGGTTCTGGACCTCTTCGAGCAACAGGGAAGGAGTTTTCCCGCATGAGAGACATCGACATGATCGTCGTCCACTGCACGGACACGCCGCCCTCTCGGGACATCGGCGCTGCCGAGATACGGGACTGGCACGTCAGAGACAACGGCTGGTCTGACATTGGATACCACTACGTCATCCGCCGCGATGGCACGGTTGAAGTCGGTCGCCCGTTGGGTGTCCCCGGCGCTCACGCCAAGGGCTTCAACGATAGCACCATCGGTATCTGTCTGGTTGGCGGCAGGGGTGGCGTGTTCGACTTCACCTTCGAGCAGGTCTTCGCCTTCCGCAACAAGGTCGCCCTCCTGCGCCAGCTGTTCCCGGGCATCGCCGTCCGGGGCCACCGGGAACTCGACCCCAACAAGACATGCCCGGGGTTCCACCCGCGCTGGCTGGTGTGACCGCTCATATAGTATGACGGGATGCACCGCCTAGCGGCCTTCCGCCTTATACCTCGAAACGGTACAACGCCCCTCCCCACGCATTCAAGTCACCAAGAAAGACCAAGCCATGCACATCATCGAGACCCTTCGCATCCAGTTCAACCTCGTCCGCGCCGCCGTGTTCTCCCGCGCCGGTACTCTGGACGGACTTCTGGAAGACGCCCGCCGCCTGCAGGCCCGGGCCTTGCTGGTATCCCAGCGCAACAACGACAAGGCCAATGAGCTGGAGAACCAGCGGGCCGCCCTCGAAGCTGAGATCGCCCGTCTCGATGCCGAGGCTGACGAGGCCGACCTGATCGCTGTCGCCACCTCCCGCCTGCTTGGTGAATGAGCCACGGCGACGAGCGCGAGGAGAGCTTCCTCGTATCCCGTGAGCCATGCCCTGCGTGTGGTTCCCGGGACAACCTAGCCCGGTACAGCGATGGCCACGCCTACTGCTTCGGGCCCAGTTGCAAACACTTCGAGCCCCCTTCAGAGCAATCTGGAGGGGTTTCTTCGTTTCAGGAGAGACCCATGACGAACCGTCCAGACCTCTCGCTTATCTCGGGCGGGAAGTACACCGACATCAGCTCGCGGGGCCTCCGAGAGGAGACCCTGAAGAAGTTCCGCTACCGCGTGGGTGAGTACGCTGGGACGCCCTGTCACATCGCCCCGTACTTCAACAACGATGGCGAGGTTGTGGCCCAGAAGGTTCGTATGCCGGGGAAGGAGTTCCGCTTCCTCGGCGAGCCCCGGGCTGTCCAGCAGCTCTTCGGGCAGCAGGTGTGGGGATCGGGAGGCCGCAAGGTCGTCGTGACCGAGGGCGAGATCGACGCCATGTCCGTGGCGCAGGCTCAAGACCTCAAGTGGCCTGTGGTCTCCGTGGCCAACGGTGCCGGTGACACCAAGGGCATCGCGAAGTCCCTCCAGTGGCTGGAGACCTTCGACGAGGTCGTCCTCATGTTCGACGCCGACGAGGCGGGTCGGGCAGGGGCCATCGAGGCCGCCAAACAGCTGTCCCCGGGGAAGGCCAAGATCGCCTCCCTGCCTGAAGGGACGGACCCCAACCAGCTGCTCGTCGAGCACAAGCTGGATGTCCTCCAGAGGGCCATCTGGGACGCCAAGCCCTACAGGCCGGACGCGATCCGCTCCCTGTCCGACCTCGTGTCTGAGGCAGTGAAGCCCGTCGAGCACGGCGCGTCCCTCCCGTTCCCTTCGCTCTACCAGCTGTCCTACGGCCCCAAGCCCGGTCAGCTCTGGATCGGTGGCGCGGGCGTGGGCATAGGCAAGACTGACGTATTCACTGAGATGGAGGCCCACTCCCTCATGGAAGGCCGCAAGATCGGTGTGTTCCATCTGGAACAGAACCCGGTCGAGACGGTCCAACGGATCGCCGCGAAGATGGCCGGGAAGGCGTTCTTCAAACCCGGCTGTGAGTACACTGAGGAAGAGCTTCGGGACGTCCTGCTGCCCTATGACGGGGGCTTGTTCATATACGATCACAGCGGGTCGTCGGAGTGGATCGAGATCGAGCGCCACATCCGGTGGCTCGTGAAGGCCTGCGGCGTCACAGAGGTCTACGTGGACAACCTCACGGTCCTCGCCGCTGAGGCGGATGACGAGCGCCGGTTCCTCGACGGCCTCCTCAAGCAGATGAAGTCTCTGGCCACCGGCCTCGGCATCGTGTTCCACACCTTGTCCCACCTATCCACGCCCGACAACAAACCTCACGAAGAGGGTGGCCGTGTCGAGGCCAAGCAGTTCACCGGCTCCCGTGCCGTGATGCGTTACGCGGACTTCCTCTGGGGTCTTGAGCGCAACACGCAGGCTGATGATCCTCTCATCCGCTCCACATCAACTTTCCGCATCCTCAAGGACAGGCTCACCGGCCAGTCCGCAGGTGAGACCTTCTGGCTTCGATACGACGCCGGGACGACCCGCATGGAGGAGTGCACAGCTCCTCCGAAAGGGGACAACAATGACACAGCAAGCGACGAGGCAGCAGCCTACGGTTTCTGAGAAGACCTGCTCGAAATGTGGGGTGATGAAACCGCTCACCGAGTACCACCGCGCGAAGGCCGGGGAGAACGACAGGCGCAGCCAATGCAAGGTGTGCAGGAACACCGCAAAGCGGGAGCTCCTCCGCCGTAGCCCTGAGTACAGGGAGCGTCAGTACGCTGCTACCCGTGAGTGCAGCAAGGCCAAGTACCACGGTGACCCGGAGTACCGGGAGAGGCTCCTCGCGCAACAGCGGGCGCGTTACCAGAATGACCCGGAGCACCGAGAGCGTAAGAACCAGCGTTCCCAGCTGAACAGGCTAGAGCGTTACCAGAACGACCCGGAGTACCGGGAGAGGTGCCGCGCGTACTTTCGGGAACGCTATCAGAACGACCCGGAGTACCGCGAGCGTCGTCTCCAGCTGGACCAAGAGCGCCTCGCGAAGCGATCCGCCCGCGTACGCCGTATCCGGCAGCTCCTCGACCACTTCAAGGGGCGGGAAAAGTATCTCACCCACATCGCTCACATCATCGACGCCCGTCCAGATGCACAAGGCCTTCAGTGGCTCTGCTCTCGGATCGACGAGTTGGTAGCCCAGCGCGTTTACGGAGAAGCCTGATGGCTAGATACATCTTTGATATCGAGACTAACGGCTTAATTCCTGAGCTGGACCGCATTCACTGTCTCGTCCTGATCGACGCTGACACTGGTGATGTGTTCGACTTCGCAGATCAGCCCGGCCACCGCCCGATCTCTGAGGGCCTTGAGATGCTCCGCACGGCGGATGAACTGATAGGCCACAATGTGATCCAGTTCGATGTCCCGGCACTCCAGAAGGTCTACCCCGACTGGCGGCCCGAGGGGCAGGTGACCGACACGTTGGTTATGACCCGCATGGTCTTCAGCGACATCAAGGACCGTGACTTCGTCGCCCGCGAGGCCGCCCTTCGGAAGAAGCACCCGCCTCGGCTGCCCGGAAACCTGATCGGCTCCCATAGCTTAAAGGCGTGGGGAGCCCGGATTGGGTTCAACAAGGACGCCTTCGGTGACACCGCTGACTGGTCCGTCTGGACGCCTGAGATGAGCGAGTACTGCATCCAAGACGTCCGGGTGAACAAGAAGCTCTACGACGTCCTGATCAGCAAACTCGGCGAGGACGCGCCCAACTGGACGAAGGCCTTCAATATCGAGATGCGGTTCGCCCATCTCATGTACCTGCAGGAGAGCCATGGCTTCCGCTTCGATGTCACTGCGGCGGAGAAGCTGGAGCGAGAGATCCGCATCAGGAAGGCTGAGGCCGAGGGCAAGCTCTACTCCCTGTTTGCCCCTTGGTGGGTGAGCAAGGGCGTCCACACGCCTCCCCAGACGCGCAAGGTGTTCGTCCCTAGCGAGCACGGGGCGGTGACCCGCATCGTCAAGAAACCAACAGGCGACACCTATCTGCACACCTACAAAACGGGCCGGACGGTCGTTCGACAGGTGAAGCTCGAGATCGAGCAGCGGGGGTATTACGAGCACGTCGAGGAGGGCTGCGAGTTCACCAAGGTCGAGCTCCGGATCTTCAACCCCGGCTCTCGGCACCACATCGCCAACCGGCTGAAGACCCTGTACGGCTGGCAGCCGGTGGACTTCACGCCCTCCGGTGAGCCTAAGATCGACGACGACATCTTGGAGGCGCTCGACTACCCGCCTGCCAAGCAGCTCGCTTCGTTCTTCATGCTCGACAAGCGTCTGTCCCAGCTGGCTGACGGCAAACAGGCGTGGCTCAAGCAACAGCGGGATGGGCGTATTCATGGCCGGGTCAACACCCTCGGTGCCGTGACCGGGCGCTGTACGCACAGCAACCCCAACGTCGCTCAGGTGCCGTCCGTGGAGAACGCGAAGGGCAAGGTGCCTTACGGTGCCGACTGCCGCTCACTGTTCCTGCCGGACGAGGGGCATGTGCTCCTTGGCTGTGACGCCGCCGGTCTCGAACTGCGGTGCCTCGCGCACTTCATGAAGGACGGCGGTCGATACGCCAAGGCCGTCGTATCTGGAAGCAAGGAAGACGGCACCGATGTACACACGGTGAACCAGAAGGCTGCCGGGCTTCCGTCCCGTGCCGCTGCCAAGGTATTTTGCTACGCATTCTTATACGGGGCAGGCACCGAGAAGCTCGGCAGCATCGTCGCCCCTGACGCTGACGCGGATACCCAGAGCAAGCAGGGCCGTGCACTCAAGCAGCAGTTCCTGAAGAACACCCCGGGTCTCCGTGGGCTGATCAAGGCCATCAAGGCTGCAGCCAACGAGAAGGGGTGGATCCGGGGTATCGACGGTCGCCGGGTCTCCATCCGGTCACCCCACGCAGCCCTCAACTCCCTCCTGCAGAACGCAGGTGCCATCGCCATGAAGCTGGCCCCTGTCCTCCTCTATGAGCGCCTCCTCTCGGAGGGCTTCGAGTGGGGCAAGGACTTCGCCTTCGTGGCCCATGTCCATGACGAGATGCAAATCTCCGTCCGCCCCGAGATCGCCAAGTACGTCGGCGAGCTGGCCTGCTGGTCGATCACTGAGGCTGGCGAGCAGCTCGGCTTCAAGTGCCGCCTCGATGGTGAGGCAGACACCGGAGCCAGCTGGAAGGAAACCCACTGATGCAAGACCAACCTCATCTGGAGGCGCTGGTTCACATCCTCGATCAAGCGTGGCAGGGCGGCTTCACCTCGAAGTCTGACCTTGCCCGCGAGAAAGCCCCGGTCGTCGCCATGGCAACCGAGCGCAGCCTGATCACCACGAGGATCGGACCCAACCACTACTCCAACACACACCTGATCACACCAGACGGCCTGAAGGTTCTCTGGTCGCTTAGAGGATTGACATGACCATGCTCACCATCTCCAACCCAATGGTCGCCGCTGCGGCTGCCCTCGGGGTGAATAGCTACGCAGTCACTGACCGGGAGCTGACCACCCGCTTCCGGGAGGCTGTCGAGCGCCGCAACCTCGCGCCCTTCAGGCTCGGCCACTTCTGCTTCGAGGTGCAGCTTCCGGCCATCGCCGCCATCAACGTCTCCCGACACTTCTCCGGGCAGACATCGACGTGGGTCGGCGGGGAGGCCTCTAAGCCTCTGTTCACCGGCTTCCATCGCCGGGGCAAGGAAGGCGACCTCTACCATGCGGACAGCGCCGACTTCGAGCTACGTGCCGACATGGTCAGCGGCTTCGGTGACGAGCTCTTCACGGAGCTGACAGCCGCCGGGGTGAACCCAACCGAGGCCCGGGAGGTCCAGCCCATGTCCACCGGCACCACCCTGATCGCCAGCGGAACCTTCGTGGACTTCTACGAGCTGCTGCGGTCGGTAGGCCCTGTGGAGGCCAACGCCCATCCGGATGCCCGTGCATTCGCCCGCAACTGCTGGACGCACATCCAGTCCGCGTGTGCGCCCCTCGTGCAGGTCTTCGAGGAGGTCGGCCCATGATCATCACTGCGGCCATCCTGAGCCTGCTCCTCATCATCACGAAACCCTCTGACCCGGAGAGCCCTGCATGAAAGCTCTGATCGACGCCGACATCCTCATCTACGAGGCCGCATCCCTGTGCGAGACCTCCATCCCGTGGCCTCACGGGGACGAAGGGGAAGTCCTCTGGACACGCCACGCTCACATGGACGAGGCTTGGGTCCGACTGAACGACAGCATCGAGACGCTGAAGGACAAGGTAGGGGCCGACGAGGTCGTCCTCTGCGTGACGCACCCGAAGAACTGGCGCTTCGACTTCTACGCTGACTACAAGTCAAACCGGAAGTCTGGCGTGAAGCCCCTTCTGGTCCCGCTGCTGCGCGACCGGATCGCCGAAGACCCTCGCGGATACCGCCGGGACTTCCTCGAAGGCGACGACATCATGGGCATCCTCGCCACGAAGCCCGGGGCCGGTGACACCATCATGGTGACCATCGACAAGGACTTGAAGACCATCCCGGGTCGGCACTTCAACTTCCGCCAAGATGCCTTCTTCGAGGTCACCGAGGCCGAGGCCAACCAGTTCCACCTTCTGCAGACCCTGATGGGCGACCAGACGGACGGATACCCGGGCTGCCGGGGGATTGGCGAGAAGAAGGCATACAACATGCTCCCCGACCCAGTCGAGGACGTGGAGGCCGCTTGGCGTGACGTCGTTGTTCCGGCCTTCGAGAAGGCAGGCTTCGACGAGGCATTCGCCCTGAGCCAAGCCCGTGTCGCCCGCATCCTCCGGGCATCTGATTATAACCCCAAGACAGGAAAGGTGATCCCATGGACCCCGTCATGATCTACGAGGCCACCCCGCGCTCCGGGGAACATGAATGGCCATAGAGCTGAAACCCTGCCCCGACAACTGGCAGTCCTGCGACTTCTGCGGGGCTGGCCCAAACGAAACCTGTAGGAACCCTGACGTGAATGGAACACAGCCTCTCCACGGGACCGAGGGATATGACCCCGGACAGCACGGCGCTGCTCCGCTCCCCAACCCCATCGCCACCTTCACCAACGCCGTCTCTGTCACCATGGAAGCCGTTCCATCTGTGGCTGATGGATCAGCTCCACGCATCATCGGCCTGACCGGCTTCAAGCGCTCTGGCAAGGACACCGCCGCCGAGGTGATCGCGAAGATGCTCGGCTATGAGCGCATCCAGTTCGCTGGGCCGCTTAAGGAAATGCTGCGGACACTGCTGCGGTGCCAAGGCGTCAGCGAGGCGAGCATCACCGCCTGCGTCGAGGGTGACCTGAAGGAAGCCCCAGCGCCGGTCCTCGGCGGCAAGACCCCCCGCCTCGCCATGCAGACCCTCGGGACCGAGTGGGGTCGCCGGACCCTCAGCGACACCATCTGGGTGGACACGACGCTCAACCGCGCCCAGACCGCTGAGAACGGTGCCCTGATCACCGACGTCCGCTTCCTCAACGAGGCGGAGGCCATCAAGGCCGCTGGCGGGATCATCATCCGGATCGAGCGGGCTGAGGTAGGCCTCAAGTCCGACCACCAGTCCGAGCGTGAGATACCGCAGATCGCGGCAGACTTCGTGCTTCGGAACGATACCAACCGCCATGCATTCCAGTGCGATGTTGCCGCCTTCACTTGGCGTCATTTCCTGAGCAAATGCAGCTAGTTCCAAAACCCACTGTTATCGAGAGACGAACCATGAAGTACCCAGAAGTTCCTCATGGTCTGATCAAGCAGTTGGAACAGCAGTTCCCAGACAAGAGCCCTCGGAGTGATCCGGGGGCTTTTGGTCTTGGCGTACTGGCTGGCCAGCAGATCGTGATCGACCTCATCCGCCATCATTATGAACGCCAGCAGGAGCGCACCCATGTGCACAGCCCCTAAAGTCAAGATGCCAGAGCAGAAGGCCCCTGCGGCGGCCCCGAGCGCTCCCTTGCCGACCGCCGAGAACCTGAAGATCAATGAGCGCCTGACCTCCAAGGACGGTCGCTACGGAGAGAACACGGCCCGATCCCGACGCACCCTGCGGACGGACGTGAAGGCCTCGGGCGGTTCTGGCACCAACATCCCGCGCATGGGCTAGAGCATGGCCCAGACAGCGCAAGCACAGTACGACAAGTGGACGGGGACCCGGCAGCAGTACCTGTCCCGGGCTCACGAGTGTTCCAAGCTGACCATCCCCACGCTCGTCCCTCTGGAGAGCGAACAGACCCAGCGGAACCTCGACGTCCAGATCGAGCAGCCATGGCAGTCCATTGGTTCGACCGGCGTCAACACGCTGGCAGCCAAGATGCTGCTGACCCTGCTCCCACCGAACAGCCCGTTCTTCAAGCTGAACATGGGCCGCAAGGAACGCCAAGAGCTTCTACAGCTCGCAGGCCCAGAGGCCGAAGCCTTCAAGGCTGAGATCGAGGCGGCTCTCCAGACCATCGAACAGGAGACCGTCAAGCAGATCGAGCGGACCCCGATGCGAACGGTCCTGTTCTCGGTGATCAAGCACCTCCTCGTAGCGGGCAACTGCCTCCTGTACATCGGCGAGAAGCCCCGAGCTTTCCCCATGTACCGCTACGTCACCCGGCGCGATGCCGCAGGCAACATGCTGAAGACCATCGTCAAGGAAGTCGTGGACAAGAAGACCCTTCCTGCCAAGACAATCGCGGAAGCGATCAAGGCCGGGAAGCTGAAGGACGACGACAGCGAGGAAGAGGTCACGATCTACACCGTGATCGAACGCACTCGCGGCGACACATGGACCTCGTATCAGGAGGTCTTCGGAATGGAAGTACCCGGCACCCGGGGCATCTACCAGACCGAGGCGCTCCCTTGGGTCTCCCTTCGGATGATCGTCGTTGACGGTGAAGACTATGGCCGCTCCTACGTCGAAGAACTGTACGGCGACCTCCTGTCTGCCAACGACCTGACCAAGGCCATCGTCCAAGGTGGCATGATCTCCTCCAAGCTCCTCTGGCTGGTGAACCCGAATGGGCTCACTGACGAGGACGACCTCATGAACGCCTCCAATGGTGACTTCGTGGCCGGTCGTCAGGACGACGTGGCGGCCCTACAGGCTGCCAAGGGCGGAGACTTCGCGCAGGCCGAACGTGTCCTGATGGCTATCGTGGATCGCCTGACGCGCTCCTTCCTGATGACCTCCTCGGTCCAGCGAAGCGGCGAGCGTGTTACGGCGTTCGAGATACAGACGATGACGCAGGAGATCGAGGACACCCTTGGTGGCTACTACTCGATCCTCTCGCAGGAACTCCAGATGCCTATCGCCAAGCGGTTCATGGCCATGCTGGAGCGGCGGGGCGAACTGCCCAAGCTGCCCACAGGCTCCGTTGAGCCCATGGTGGTCACCGGCATCGACGCCCTTGGCCGTGGTCAAGACCTGACCCGCCTCCGGGGCTTCATCGCCGACCTCATGAACGCGGCACAAGCCAAGCCACAGGTGGTCGAGCGTATCGACGACAGTGAGCTGATCCAGCGTCTGGCGAACGGCCATGGCGTGGACACCGCAGGTCTCATCAAGACAGACGAGCAGATCGCTCAAGAACAGCAACAAGCACAGCAGGCTGCCATGATGCAGGAGATGATGTCTAAGGGCGCAGGCCCTGCCATCTCCGCAATGGGTCAGGTAGCCGCGAAAGGTATGCAAGCATGACGGAAGCAATCCAAGTCGGCCCGGACGTGAACGCGGTCCTGAAGTCCGATGCCGCCCCGGTGTCCGGTATCGAGAGCAACTTCTCCGATGACGGCTCCGGTATCATCCGGATGACCGGCGAGCTGCCGCAGGAAGAGGCCCCGAAAGAGGAGCTGATCCTCGGCAAGTTCAAGACGCAGGCCGACCTTGAGAAAGCCTACAAGGCCCTTGAGGGGAAACTCGGCGGCCAGTCCGAACCGGCTGCCGATGCGCCGCCTGCGGATGCCGGTCCCCAGAAGATGGGCGATGGGTCTACCGAGGGTGCCGAGACGCCGCAAGGCGAGGGCGATGAGCCTCCGACAGACGGTGACACCACCCCGGGCATTGACTTCGAGGCCCTCGGCACTGAGTTCGCCGAGAGCGGGGCGCTGTCCGATGACAGCTACGCCAATCTCGAGAAGGCTGGCATCTCCCGTGAGATCGCCGACGCGTACATGGAGGGTCACAAGGCCATCCAGACGCTGCGCGGCCAGCAGCTCTATGCGGCTGCCGGTGGCGAGGCTGAGTTCAACGCCATGCTCAAGTGGGGCACCGACAATCTCCCGAAGGAACAGCAGGACGCGTTCAACAACGCAATCAGCACCGCTGTCATCTCGGGCGACTTCTCGGCCTCCACCATGATGATCCAAGCTGTCCGGGCCCAGATGGGCAACGGGGAGCCGAACCTCATCAATGCCAACGCGGGCGGAGCGGACGCCGCAGGGGCACCGTATGCAAGCCGTGCGGAGATGGCCGCCGACATGCGTGATCCGCGCTACGCCACCGACCCGGCCTTCCAGAAGGAAGTCGCCCGTCGTGTTGGCATCTCGGAGTTCTAGCCATGTGGGCACGTCTCGCTTCCGCAGTCTTCGGCATGGCCGAGAACTGGATCGTCGGTCAGCAGGCCCGGCAAACCGCCCGCCTGCAGGCTGACATCGCAATCGAACAGGCTCGCGCCAACCACGAGATGGACTGGGACATGATCCAAGCCCAGAACTCGGAGCGCAGCTGGAAGGACGAACTGTGGACGCTGATCTTTGCAGCGCCCCTGATCGCCATCTTCTTCCCCTACCTACAGCCGTATGTCATCAGCGGCTTCGAGGCGTTGAACACGCAGGTGCCCGACTGGTATCTCGCGTTCGTCGCCATCGCGGTCTCCGCTGCCTTCGGGTATCGAGAGATCGTCCGTCCGTTCATGGACAGGATGACCGGCAGGAACCGCTAGACCTCTGCAGGTTCCCCCGCTATATCTGAGATACACGGTCCCTTGGTCAGGACTTGTGTGTGTGGAATGGAAAGGCCCTCTCCTTGGTGGTTCTCGGAGGGGGTCTTTCTACGTTCGCATCCCCGCCTCTTCTGTGAAGATGAGGCCCCCAGCAGGTTCCGGCCTGTTGGAAGCCCTAGCTGACCACTAGGCGGAGCCAGAGGCGGCTTGTCGTAAGAACGCCTCATACAGGCCCGGAGGGGCCAGCGTAGCAAACCCTCCACTCGGCGGCTATCGCCGCAGGCCACCTAGGCTCTGCCTTCGGATGATCCGTACCAGCCCCCTGCCGTGCGCGGCTTGAGGGTGCGTCCCGGTAACGGGGCGTCGGGGGGCTGATTAATAAGCGGTCCCCCATATTGCCCATTGAACCCATGTGACGCCAAGCGTGTGCTGCTTCTTAGTAGGCAGCTTGGCCCTCTCCTTCATCCAGATCGTTGGCCCGATCAGACAGTCCCCGAGGGGAACGTCTGCCCGGACACCCCTCTGTGACGGGAAGAGGAATGAGGCCGCTACCCCTCAAAATCTCACATGAAAGGTCTGCACAATGGCAGCTCCCGATTTCAATGTTCTCCGTGGCGGTCAGATCAATCAGGCTGGCGACGACCGCGCCCTGTTCCTCAAGCTGTATGGCGGCGAGGTCTTCACTGCCTATGACGAAGCGAATGTCTTCGCTGGCCGTCACTTCGTCCGTACCATCGCCTCTGGCAAGTCGGCCCAGTTCCCGTCTGCCGGTGGCAAGGGTGCCTTCTACCATACGCCGGGCGAGATGATCCTCGGCGAGAAGGGCAACCTCGCTGAGACCCTGCTCACCATCGACGACTTCCTCGTGGCTGCGACCTCGTTCGCCGAGATCGACCAAGCCATGTCGCACTTCGATTACCGCGCTGCCTTCACGAAGGAAGATGGCCGGGCAATCGCGCGTCAGTTCGACCGCAACGTGGCCCGTGTTGGCGTACAGGCGGCCCTCGAAGCCACGTCCCGCTTCGATGGTACTGGTGACGAGTACGAAGCCAAGACTGTCGGCTTCATCGAGAACCGTGCCAGCTCCAACTCCGACATTGCTGCCCTCAAGGCCGCGATGCTGGCAGTTGCCACGAACTTCGACGAGAAGGACATCCCGACCGAAGATCGCAACCTGTTCCTGAAGCCTGCCCAGTACAACCTGCTGGCGGCTGACAACGAGACGATCTCCTCGGACTACGGTTCGGCTGGTCGTGTCCAGAACCTGCGCATCCCGATGCTGCATGACTTCAACCTCATCAAGACCAACAACCTGCCGACGACCAACGTCACCGGCACGTACGGTTCGAAGTATGACGTTGACGCCCGCAACGTCGTGGCTCTCGCCATGCGCCCGGGTGCGGTCGGCACCCTGAAGCTCCGTGACCTCTCGGTCGGCATGACTGGCAACGATCACCTCGTGACGCACAACGCCACGCTGGTGACGACCAAGATGCTGGTCGGTCACGGTGTCCTGAAGCCGGAAGAGGCTGCGGTCATCCGCACCGCCGCCCCGGTCTAATCACAACCCGCCTATTGGCTAACCCTTGGGGGCTCAGAGACAACTCTGGGCCCCCTTTTTTCGCCCCCATGCTCGCCCTCCGGGAAGTGCAATGCACACGTAGCGGGGCCCGAAAGGATCACCATGAACACGAACCCACTCACCGAACTCGACGCGGTGAACATCATACTCCGCAACGACGGCGAGGCTCCCGTGGCCTCCCTCGACGAGGCTGGCTTCGACGAGGCCGCTGATGCTCAGGCAGCCCTAGAGGAGGTCTCCCGGACTGTCCAAGACGGCGGCTGGGCGTTCAACACGGACTTCAAGCGGAAGTTCACCCCGGACATCAACAGCGAGATCGCCCTCCCGGCTGACACCCTGTGGATCAAGCCGACCTACGCCTCTCAGGCCATGAGCGTCGTCGAGCGCGGTCGCAAGCTCTACGACCTCGAGAGCAACAGCTACGAGTTCCCCCAGCCGGTCTACCTCGACGTCTGCCAGATGCTGGACTTCAGCGACCTCCCGAGCGCCGCTCGCTATTACATCGCCATCCGCGCCGCCCGGCTCTACCAGTCTCGGGCAACCGGATCCGGCTCCCAGAACTCCTTCACCGAGCAGGACGAGATGCGGGCCCAAGCGTCCCTCCGCAAGGCTGACCTTCGGGCCAAGCCGCGCGGCATGTTCCGCAACCCGGCCCAGTCCCGTCTGCTCCTGCGGAGGCCCCTCTAATGGCCCTGATCAACCAGCCGATCCCGAACCTGTACGGTGGGGTCAGCCAACAGCCCCCTCTGGCGCGGTACATCAACCAGCTCGAGCTGGCGAAGAACTGCCTCGCCGACCCTGTGGAAGGCCTGACCAAACGCCCGCCGACTGAGCATATCGCCCGGATCATCCCCGAGGTCTACGCTGAGGGGGCCGCCGTGTTCCCCATTGATCGCGATCCGGATAACCGCTTCATCGCTGTGGTCCGCTCTGGCCGGGTACAGGTGTTCGACACCGCCGATGGCTCCGAGAAGACGGTCCTGAACGCCACGAACGCCTACCTCGACACGCCCACGCCGACCACGTCCTTCCGGTCCCTGACCATCGCGGACTACACCTTCGTCGTGAACCGCGACGTCGTCGTCAGGGCCAAGGATGACACAGCCCCGACACGGCCCCACGAGGGCCTGATCTTCGTCCGGGCTGGCAACTACGGGAAGGACTACCGGATCACCGTGAAGCGGAAGTCCGATGGCGTCACCCTGACGAGCGCCCTGTTCGGCACCCCACGAGGGGATGACCCCTCGCACATCGACAGCATCGACACGGCCTTCATCGCCCAGTCCCTGTTCAACAGCCTGGCGGTCGCCTCGAAGTCCATCGACGGCTCCGTGATCTACTTCACGATGAACGAGGAGTTCACCGTCGAGGTCGAGGACGGGCAGGGCAAGCAAGCCATGAAGGCCTTCGCAGGGGAGGTGCAGCGGTTCTCGGACCTCCCTGAGACCGCCAAAGAGGGCGTTGTCCTCAAGGTGGTTGGGGACCAGACGTCGGCCTTTGACGACTACTGGGTCCGCTTCAACGGTAAGGTCTGGGAGGAAACGCTCCAGCCCGGCCTGAAGACATCGCTCGACGAGACGACAATGCCGGTGGCCATCGTGCGTAGGCCGGACACGACCTTCGAGCTGATCACCCTTCCTTGGGAGGACCGGCAGGTTGGCGATGACGACAGCGCCCCGTTCCCCTCGATCACGGACCTGCGGCTCTCGACGATGTTCTACTTCCGCAACCGCCTCGGTTTCTTAGCGGACGAGAATGTCCTGTTATCGCAGGCGGGGGACTACTTCAATCTGTTCCCGACCACCATCACGCAAGTGCTGGACAGCGATCCCATTGACGTGGTCGCGGGGGACGCCTCTGGGGAAAGCTCCCCGGTGTCGATCCTCGAACACGCCGTGGCCTTCGACCGCAAGCTGGTCCTGTTCGCCCGCAATGCCCAGTTCATCATGGGCGCTGATGGCGTCCTGACCCCCTCCACGGCCACCATCGACCCGGTGACGAGCTTCCAAGCCTCGGCCCGGTGCCGCCCAGTCTCGGCGGGCCGCTTCATCTACTTCACGTTCGACCGCGTC